AGTTCTTGTACTTTTTTATTCTTCATAGTTCGTATAGGTCTAAATTGTGTCCGCTTAGTTCATTGTGTAACCACGTCCGTACTTTGTCATAGGTGGCTACCTCAATATCGTTATCTTCTTCTTGAGCATACTTTACTTTTGCTCGTAGGAATGAGTCTAATTCCCACAATACTGAATGCAACTTGGAGGCATTTACCGCAAGTTGAAACTCTGTCTGTTCTTCGGGCAAATCAAAATCCAATCTCGCTCTCATTTTTGTATTCATAAATTCTCACATAGTGTGTAGCCTTACTCTTGGCATTTGGTTCACGCAACTTACCGATTCTGATTCTTACATCTCCGTAAGTGTTAACTTGTGCTTTGCCGTTGTCGATTGCCTCTTGTAGTTGTTTCATTGAAAGCGATAGGGTGATTCCATACTGGTCTTCCCAAGCCGTTCCTACAAATGTTTTACTGTTCTCCATTTAAATTAAGTGTTATTTTAATTGATTTCTCTGTTATGTTTTGGTCGATTGTTTCTTTTGGTTTTCCTTGACTGCGATTAAGCAATAGGTCAAGGTTAAATAATGAGTTCTTATCGTGTGATTTTAAAAGCGTTCCTGCAATGATTCTTTCAAGGATAGTGTATTCTTCGCTCTTATCTATTTTCTCTAACTCTTTCCGTGACATTGTAAGCATTGCATTAATGGTGTCTTCTACTTGTGATTTGTTGTATCCTATCTCCTTTAATTGGGTGATTAATTTTTTCGGTCTGCCTTGAATATTACGCCTTTCATCTTCACCTTTTTTGAATGGTTTTAGATTATCTAATACTTTTGGGTTATTTGCCATATCATTACAGAATTATTGCAGATTCATTTTCTCATTGTGTTTATCTATCCACTCTTGTCTAAATTGTTTTTTATCTCCTTTTTCGATATGACATTTCCGACAACAAGCGACTAAATTTTCAATTACATCTTTTGATTTACTTCCTCCCATACCTCTTGCAAATATGTGGTTAATATCCACTGCCTTTTGTCCGCATAGTTCGCAAGGAATAAAATCTGTTGTGTCATATCCAAAGTAGTCTAAATATACTTTAACATGTTTCTTCATTTGCTAAACAACATTGACCAGGGCGTTGGTAGGATTAAATCTCTCTCATATCTAAATCCGCACGTTTGAAATAAATCAATCCATTGGTGCTTATTCTTTATGTTGATATGACCCCATTCTTTGTCTAATCTACTTTCGTATGGTGTTGAACTAAAATGGAAGTAATTACATTGTAAGTCCTTTAGAAAAGGTACTAATTTGGTATCTGGTATGTGTTCAAATACTTCTATTGACGCTACTAAATCCCCTTTTATTTTCTCTTGGGTAAAATCGCAGTTGTACGCTATTGTGTTTAAAACTCTATCAATGTAGTATTCGTAGTGGAATTTGTTTTGGTCGTAGTATCTCACGCTTATACCTTTATCTCGCATTGCTAACGAATAGCCACCCATTCCACCGCCTAAGTCAACAAATTGTTCGGGGTGACATATTGGGGTTATATAGTCAGCGGTTGCCTTAAATAAGTTTAAATAGCCGATATCGTCTAAATGGATGTTCCATTCAAACTCTTTGTTGAAACACTTTTCATCGTCCCAAGTTCCACCGAAACTATTCATTTTCTTTTACGCTTAGGCTTGTGTTCATCATCCGCTAATTGTGCCAACTCTATCTCGTTAAATGCGGTTTGTATTTCCGATTCAATCGCAGCGGCTTTTTCTTCCTTTTCGATTTCGTCTAATCGTTGTTGGCTAAATATCAAAAGCGACAAAAACGCATCAGCAAAACAAGAACTACAACTTGGCAAATTACGCCCGTAAATTTCTTTATAAGCGTTGTTTAGTTTAGCCTGTTCCTCTGGTGTTAGGTTCAATACTTGCGACCTTTTGAAATCATCGTACTTAGGTGCTAATGAGCGTATGAATAATAGTTGTTCTTTCATATCTTAGGGTCTATTAGTGCTACAATTACAGAGGATATAGATGCGTAAAGTATTCCAACCCATCCGTAGGTAAATAGGAAAACCGATAAGCCTATCCACCAAGACATACAGAAAGCACAATCAATTGGTTTCATAGATTGCCAATGGTACGGATTGTTTCCGTAGATAAACCGCTTTAAATAGTCGGCAGGTTTACCGAAGTTCACAAGGATAATCGCAAAACACGCTACCCCTATAATTTCAAGAATTGTATTCATCTCTTATTTGTTGTTTTACTTTTTTTATTACTCTAAGTATTTCGTTGATACTGATTTTTGTTTGTCTATGTATGGCACGAGCCGAATTTCCTTCCATCCATATCTCGAAGATTTTACGTTCATACCAATGTAACTTCGGCAAGGTTCGCTCAATGGCGTTGTACTTAATCTCCTGAGCCTCTTTGTAAGGTATGGATTCTTCATCTGAAAACCTATCCTCCACTTCATCGCTCTCTTGAATTCGATGTTTTGCAAACGGACTGCATTTCCCGTGTATTGCGTTGTACAACAAGCGTACAACATAGAAGCGTATATAACCACCCTCATAAATTTCCTCTATTTGTTTATTAGGTTTTTCCATTATCGCAAGAAAAGCATACTGGTACAACTCCTCAGCCGTGTCCTTGTTAGGTGCTATCTTGTAACACGCCTCCAAGAACCACGACTCAGTTGTTAACCATTGTATAATCTCGTTGCGTTTGATATTCAAAGTTAAAACTTTTTTTCAATTTTACAACTATAACCTAATTTTTTATATTTTTTCTCATAATATTCCACTTCGGACTCGTTGTACAGAATGATTATTGACGTGTACAAGCCCTTTGTCACTATTAAATCCCAATACCTCAATGAGGGTGGCGTAGTTTCTTTGGAGGATTTTGTCATATTCTAAATAGTATTCGATTTGTTTACAAGCATTTAAAACTGTGCTATGGTCTTTTACAAGTATTCTACCTATCTGCGTTGTCTTATATCCGTAGTGAAAGCGCATAATGTAGCAGAATAAATGTCGTGGGATGGTAAAATCTGCTTTACGAGATGTTCCCAATACTTCTGATGGGGATGTTTCATAAACTTGGCAGATTTCTCTAAGTACTAATTCCCAATCTTCGCAGTTTTTAACATACTTGATTTTTGGATTTAGCAACTCGTGTCTAAGTTGTTTTAGTTTTTCCTCATACTGGCGTTGCATTGTTTCATGTTTCAATAGCAATGACTGATAACGCTTTTTTAAATCGTGGTGTTGTTGGTATATTGTTTCCATTATCGTTGTTCTTGATATAAAGTTCTTGCCGGTGTAAACGTTGTTTTAATCATTCCTACTTCTCCGTGTCTATTCTTCGCGATAATTAGTTCTGCCTCTTCTATTTCAATTTCTGCTCTATCGTAGTAATTCGGACGGAATGGAAAAAGAATAATATCCGCGTCTTGTTCAATACTTCCGCTCTCTCGTATGTCAGATAGCAATGGCCGCTTATCTGCCCTCTCCTCGCATTTACGCGATAATTGAGCCAATGCGATAACAGTTATCTCTAATTCCTTCGCCAATACTTTTAAGTTTCTTGATATGTCACTTATCTCTTGTTCTCTATTTTGCTTGTTTCCTTTAATCAATTGTAAATAGTCGATAACCAATATATTTAATCCGTGCTTTGCCTTATGGATTTTAACTTTAGATTTTATGGTTTGAATATCAACAATCGCCTCATCGTCTATATGAAACATTACTTCATCTGTTACAATCTTATTTGCAAGGTAGGAAATTTCCGATTGATTTAAATTACCGCTTCTAAGTTTGTATTGTGGTATCTCTGCAAGTAATGACATATAGCGTTTAGCAATCTGCTCTTTGCTCATTTCCAAAGACAAGAACAAACACTTCGCTCCAAGTTCAGCAGCGTTCCGAACAAATGAAAGTGCGATTGCAGTTTTACCTGAACCGGGGCGTCCTGCTATAATTACCATGTCCGATTTATTCCAACCACCTATAACTGAATCTAACTTGTGCCATCCGGTAGGCAATCCGCTTAAACTTTGTCCTCGTTCTATTGCGTAGGTTATTTGATCGAATACTTGACCAGTAACTTTCTGCATTTGTACACTTTCTTTTGCATGTACTATTTTGCTTTCTTCTACATACCGCTCTAAATCGTTTGTAATAGCGTTTAAATCGCGTTGTAAGTCAAGATTGGATAGTTTGTCTATCAACTCCTTTTTCATTGCCTTATATTGCAATTCTTTGATGTTGTGTTCTATCTCTCCATTACCCATTACTTTATTCATTAACAAGCTTACTTCGTAGGCATGTTCTTTTCCTATGTGATTAACGATTTCGTATAAACCAAATTTGCTATTTGACAAGTACAATTCTTGCATTGCCATCACAACTTTTTGGTGTACTACTTCTGTAAACCAATTGGCTTTTAATCTTGGTAAATAAACTAAGTTCTTATCCCAAAATAAAAGATTAGATATTATGTGCGATTCTAAATTCATTTTAAAATTGTTTATAGTTTAAAACTGGTTGTTGTTGTGGTTGGTTTTTCTTCCAAGTTATAACGGCTGCTTTCCAATTCTTCATTGGGTTGCGTCCTACTTTCCATCCATTGGCTTCGTAGTAGTTGTAGAAACGAGTTGATTCATCTTGCATACCTTGTTCTATCATGTAAGCCCTAATGTCGTTTTCTGTTGGCTTAATAAACTTCTTTACATTATCATTAACACTATCACTTACACTTACACTATCAGCTTTTTTGGGTTTTTCTAAAAAGGCTTGGGTTTTTTGGGTTTCGTTGGCTTTTGATGGTCTACCACCTTTTTTACCATTAAGTGATTGTTTTACAATATAATCATTCCACCTTTGCAAATCTCTTTTTAAAGATTGCTTGATTGGTTCAAATGCAATATTAATAATCAAATCCTCGGTGATAGGATTCTCATCGTTCACATAAGCGAATATATGCTTAATTAATTTACCTGCCATTTCATCTGGCAATTGGTTAAATACTCCACTTTGGTCTGTGTAAAGTATAAATGATTTTTTATTTTCTGCCATAAAAAAAGCCCATCAGATTTGCGGTAGTAAGAGTACACGCAAACCCAACGGGCAAATATCTTTTTAACTTTAGGATTCTCTTACAATCCAGTTAACTATACAAAAATACTATTTTTCAATCAATCCACCAAATGTGTAAATCGCAAAACCATTTTTATCATCGGTTGTTATTATAGCACCATGCTTGTGTCTTAAATCATGCACACGAGCCGATAAACGATAGATTCCGTAGCGTTGCCATGCTTCCATAGGATTGATAGTTAGATTCACTTTCAAGTGTTCTAATAACTTTTTATTTTGACTATCTGTTTTCATATGTTTTATTCCAAAATTCTTCTGCTAATAGACTATTCTGTTTCAACATAGATATTCTACCTTGTGTATATGATTCCAAAATAGCCTGTTTAAAGTGTTCTGTTTGTGTTGCTAATAGGTAGTGATACAATGCCTCCGCTTCGTGTTCTGTTTTAAATTCGCCTACTAAATCCCCATTCTTCCAAACTCGGAATACTTCTACTCCATTTACAATTGATTTGTGGTGGTAGATTATCATTTGTTACCTCCTTGTATTTTAAATAATATTTGCAAAACCATTAGTAATTACATAATGAGATTGACAACCTCCTCTGTGTAAGATTGACGGTGTAATTGTTACTTTACCGTTTTTTATGTCAATACTCCATCCGTCTTTATTAGTCGGGATAGGTGTCGGAAATCCACAACCGCATG